AAAGAGCAGCTCATGCTGTGGACCAAGGGCGGTGGAAAGGTTTTGCCTGGTTTACTAAAGCGCAGAAAAGCCGAGTGCGCTTTGCTTGATTGAGGCATAAAATTGCACCATGGCCAGCCAAACACAACAACTTGAGAATCCAGCACCACCAACCCTTGGTTATCCGACCGAGGTGTATGAGCGCAGGCATTTCAATGAGAACAATGGCTCGCTGACCATTTACTTTAAGAAGCTGGCCAGTGTGCTGGGGTCTTTGTTTGGACCAAGGGGCGGTCGGTTTATGAATGCACCCCACGGGGCTTTTCAAAGCACTGTGGACCAAACGGCAGCAGCGGCCAACACGGCCTATGCCATGACACTGAATACTGTCGATTACGCCAATGGCGTGACTATCGCAAGCAATTCAAGGATCACAGTGGCTGACGCTGGCATTTGGAATTTGCAGTGGTCTGGCCAGTTTGAAAACCCAGACTCTCAGGACCATGATGTCAGGGTCTGGCTCAAAATCAATGGGGCTGTGGTGACTGGATCAACTGGATTCTTTGCAGTGCCAAGCAAACACGGCTCAGTCAATGGCCATGCATTAGTCGGCTGGAATTACTTTTTGAGCTTAAATGCAACCAATTATGTGGAACTTTGGTGGGAGACTGACAGCAGTCAGGTGAGTATTCAATCCTATGCTGCATCAGGAAATTACCCCTCAACGGCATCACTTATTGCGACAATGACATTTGTCTCAAACATTACCTAAATACTGCCATGTACATACCTTTAAAGCTACCCCCAGGTGTTTTCCGAAATGGTACTGAATACCAGGCAGCAGGCCGCTGGTATGACGCAAACCTAGTGCGCTGGTATGAGGGGACACTACGCCCCATCAATGGATGGCGTACCAGGTCAAGCTCACAGATGTCTGGCTCATGCCGAGGCATCATCACTTGGCGCGATAACAGTGGAAACCGATACATTGGCGCTGGAACGCATACCAAGCTCTATGCCATGAATGAGGCTGGGACACTCAAAGACATTACGCCAACGGGCTTCACCAGTGGCTACGCAAGCTCCACAACCCTCACCGGCTATGGATACAGCACCTATGGCACGTTTGCCTATGGCGTGGCACGGCCAGACACCGGCACACCCATCCCTGCCACCACTTGGTCACTCGATACATGGGGCGAGTATTTGATTGCTTGCTCTAGCACTGATGGCAAGCTCTATGAATGGCAATTGGGGTTTGCTACACCCACATTGGCCGCAGCCATTACCAATGCACCAGTTAACAACAAGGCGGTTTTAGTCACCCAAGAGCGCATTATCTTTGCCCTTGGCGCTGGTGGAAACCCACGCAAGGTGCAGTGGTGCGACCAAGAGAACAATACCCTTTGGACACCAGCAGGCGACAACCTTGCAGGCGACTATGACTTGGCCAGCCCTGGCACATTGATCGCTGGCAAGCGGGTCAAAGGTGTAAACCTACTGTTTACAGATGTGGATGTCCACACGGCCCAGTATGTTGGCGCGCCATTTGTCTATGGCTTTGAGAAGGCTGGCTCTGGCTGCGGTCTCATTTCAGCCCAAGCGGTGGCGGCCATTGATACGGCAGCCATTTGGATGTCACGCGCAGGCTTTTGGATATATGACGGCTATGTCAAGCCACTGCCAAGTGATGTGTCAGATTACATCTTTGACAACATCAACTACGCGCAGGCCAGCAAAATCTATGCGGTCCATGTCAGCAAGTTTGGCGAGATTTGGTGGTATTACCCAAGCGCATCGAGTAATGAAAACGACTCTTATGTCACTTTCAACTACCGCGAAAACCACTGGAACATTGGCACATTGGCCAGAACTGCTGGGGTTGATGCCGGTGTGTTTACCTATCCCTTGATGGTTTCAACCACTGGCTACATCTATGAGCATGAAGTCGGTTTTAACTATGACAGTGCCAGCCTCTACGCTGAAAGTGGCCCAGTCCAGCTTGGCAATGGCGACAACATCATGTCGGTGCGTCAGGTCATTCCCGATGAGCAGACTTTGGGTGAGGCCGTGGTTTCATTTAAAACCCGCAATTACCCGACTGGCACTCAATCGTCATTTGGACCATACACGGCAGCCAACCCAACTTCTGTCAGGTTTTCTGGGCGCCAAGTCAATATGAGGGTCACTGGCAACACCTTGGCCGACTGGCGTGTTGGGGTGATGAGGCTTGATGCCGTGCCAGCTGGTAAGCGATGAGCGACCAAGAACATTTGGACAGGCTGCGCCATCATGTGGAGGCTGCCTTAGAATACAGTGGAGGCACACATAATTTTGACGATGTCGCTGAGATGGTCGAGGATCACAGATTACAGCTGTGGCCAGCCAAGGACTCGGTGGTGTTGACAGAGATCATTGTCTATCCCAGGCTAAAGAATTTGCATTATTTTCTGGCTGGTGGCGACCTAGATGAACTCTCACGGATGCGACCATTGATCGAATCCTGGGGCAAATCGATTGGTTGCACCAGGGTGACTTTGGCAGGCCGAAGAGGCTGGTCAGAGACATTTTTGAAAGACGAAGGGTACAAACCGAAATGGTCTGTACTTGCAAAGGAACTTTAGGGGAAGACTATGGCTACAAAGACCGAACAATTATTGGCATATTTGCAGACACCAGGCTTGTCAGATGCGGCAATTGCCAATGAAATAAACCGCATTGGAATTTCAGCACAAGAGGTTTCTGCCTTGACGGGTGTGCCAGCGGCCACTGTACAGCAGCGCATTACAGCTGCAACGCCAGTGACAACGGCCACAAAGCCAACCTTTGCAACGCAAGCAGAGACTGGTCTTTATGACTATCTGCAAACACCTAATTTAACTGATGCACAAATTGCTGCTGAAGTGAATCGTCTGGGTCTCAATGCGCAGCAAATTTCAAGCATGACGGGTGTGCCAGTGGGCCAAGTGCAGTCAAGGCTTTCCCCATATTTGCCAAAGACTGTGGTTGATAACACTAAAGTTAATACAACTACAAACACAACAAATACAACAGCCACAAACAATTACGACTTATTTGCCAACTGGCTTAAAACAACACCCAATTTGACTGACACGCAAATTGCTGCCGAGATGAATCGTCTTGGCATCACAACGGGCCAAGTGGGTCAGATCACTGGAATGCCTGGCACAGACATTGAGAATCGTTTTCGGGCGACCACACCATTTGCTGGTGCAACCCAAGGCTTTGCCCAGAACTTCAACAACTATCAATCCATTCCAATTGGCTCTCAGTACAACCCATTTGCAGTGGGTGGCACTGGCTCACCCTATGCCCAGATCATGGGCCAGATGAGACCAGTCGGCAATCCTTATCAAAATGTTGTCGGCAACTTGCCAATGGGTGGCTATAACCCTGGTCTGTATGACCAGATCGCTGCGGCTAATGCAGCCAAGGCTGCGGCTGCGGCTGCTGGGAATACTGCCGTGGACCTTTCTGGTGGTGGCACTGGTGATGGCAGTGATGGTGGGGATAGTGGCGGTGATGGTGGTGGCAATGATAGCGGCGCTGCTAGTGGCGACTGCGTAGACCCAGATGTGCATATCTTGCTTGCTGATCGCAGCACTGTACGCGCTGGCGACCTCAAGGTCGGTGATATGTTGCACACGCTACATGATGAGACCTTTGTTTATGGCGACTTTCCAGTCGAGTATGTCAATGTTCTTCAGCGCCCCAAAGTTGAGGCGCTGTTTGACGATGGCCAAAAAATCATTATTTCCATTACGCACAAATTTTTAACTGCTGACAATAAGTGGGAAAAGATAAGCGACATTGAAATTGGCACATCAATTCGTGGTTTTGAAGATGTGACAAAGAAGCTGGTCAGCATCACTGATGTTGGAACTGGACCAGTCATTGAGATGGTGGTTACAGATGCACACACCTACATTTCTGAAGGTCTTGTCTCTCATAATAAATTCTATGGCGGCTTAATTACTCAGGTTTCTGGTCGTGACCCTGCTGGACCAGATGAGGGTCAAGTTGACATGATGCGCGGTGAATACGTCATCAAGAAGTCCTCAGTCGATAAATACGGCAAGGGACTCTTGGACATGATCAATGAAGGCAAAGTGCCTGCCAAGAAAATGAAATCTTTACTCGGATAAGGTGGCGATATGTCAAAAGGTGGAACAACAACCTCAACAAGCTCCATTGATCCACAGATCAAAGAAGCATTCTTGGCCAACTTTCAGCAGGCCCAAGGGGTCGCTGGCGCATTGCCGGTCCAGCAGTTTGCTGGGTACAACCCTTTGTATCAGGCAGGCGAGGAAGCTCTGGTCAACACGGCCCTCGCTGGCCCAGGCATATCTGGCACTGACTTGGCCGCACAAATGGCGGCTTATGGCGGTGTCTATCAGCCTGGTCAGATCACAGCGCAGCAGACCAACTTGAGCATGGGGCAAGGCCCAGGCTCAATTGGCAGCTACATGAATCCTTACACAAGCATGGTGCGTGAGAACGCATTGGGTGATTTGGAATCGGCAAGACGCGCTGCCATTCAGCAGACTGGTGAACGTGCAACTGCTGCCCGTGCTTTTGGTGGATCGCGCCAAGGTGTGGCCGAGGCTTTGACTAACCAAGGGTTTGCCAAGCAGGCCGCCACACTTGGTACAACATTAAACGAGCAGGCATTCAATCAGGCCATGGCTATGCAGCAGGCCGACATTGCCCGAAGATCAGCAGCCGACATTGCCAATCAGCAAGCAGGCTTGCAAGGTGCGCAATTGCGTACTGGCGCGGCTGGTCAACTTGGAAGTCTTGCTGCACAGCAACAAGCATTGCGTCTTGGCGGCGCTCAAGCGGTCATGGGCGCTGGCGGTGCGCGTCAAGCATTGGACCAGCAACAAATGGATGCAATCCGAAATATTGGTTTGCAGCGTCTTGGTGTGGTCCAGTCTTCACTTGGTGCGCAGCCTGCCAATCTTGGTATGCAATCGACAACGCCTCAATACTCAAACCCAGCATCAAGTGCATTGGGTGGAGCTATGGCTGGCGGTCAATTGTTTGGCCCTTATGGTGCTGTTGCCGGTGGCATTCTTGGCCTTTTAGGCGGTTAAGGAATAAAAAATGGCTGATTTTGATTTTGCAAATTTAGGCAGTTTATTTGGTGGAGGGATGTCTGGTGGCACTCCATCAGGACTTGACGCACTACTGTCAGAAGACCAGCGCAAATTGATGGCGCGTAATGCGACATTGTCAGCAGCTGCTGCACTATTACAAGCTGGTGGCCGTAGTTCACAACGCATTGGTCTTGGCCAAGCACTTGGATCAGCTTTGCAGGCTGGGCAGGCTGGATATCAACAAGCCCGTTCTGGATCATTGCAAGATTTACTGATTGGTCAAAAATTGACTGAGGCTAAAGGCGCTCAAGATTTAAAAACCCAATTGGCTGGCATATTTACCAAACCGACAACTGCATTGAGTCCAGAACAGCAGGCTTTGGCCGCACCAGGGATGCAAGCTGGCCCAACCATGGCCCGTGCTGAACTGGCTGCAAACATTCAGCCACCAAGCGATGCCGAGATTAAAGCGGCTCAATATCAAAGGGCAGCAGACCTTTTGGCATCAGCCGGCAAGGGCGAAGAGGCCAAGCGTTATCAGGACATGGCCAGAGACTTAAACCCACGGGCTAAAGTTGTTGGCCAGCCATTTGAGGTGACTGACACCACTGGCAAACCCATCATGGTCCAGCAGTTTGAGTCTGGCGATATCAAGACCATGCAAGGCTTTGGTCCAAAACGCGATGTCGTTTTGCAGAATCTTGGTGGCCAGACTGTGGCCGTCAACAAGTCTTCACTAAAAGGTGGCGAGACATTTGCCCAGACAATGACACCAAGTGAGATTGCCAACTTGAAAGTGGCTCAAGGCAATTTGGCCGTGGCCCAAGGTGGTCTTGGTTTGCGTCAGCAAGAATTTGCCCGTGGTGCTTATCAACTCAAAGAAACACCAGAAGGTCTGGCGTATGTGCCAACTGCACCAGGCGGTGCGGCTATGCCAGTTATGACGGCAGCCGGAACACAACTTGAAGGCGCTGGCTCTAAGCCTACTGAAGACCAAAGCAAGTCAGCAGGCTTTGCATTCCGAATGAAACAATCAACTCAGATTTTCAACCAGCCGGCTGTGGATAAGTCTGGTGAGCCAATCATTGACCCCAAAACTGGCAAACCAGTTACGCTCGAGCAGGCTTATGGTCAGCCAGGGAAGTATCAGGCCATCATGCGCGCCATCCCAAGTGCTGGATTAACCACTGGCATTGCCAATATTTCAGAAGATGTTGGTCGGCAGCAGTATCGTCAGGCCCAAGAGAATTGGGTCACTGCCAACTTGCGACCAGAGTCTGGTGCGGT